AATCCCCTTAAAATATTTATAACAAAATATAAATAATATTACAACATGGCAAACCAAAACATCGTCTCTCCTGGCATTTACATTAACGAAACAGATAATTCGTTTCTCCCTGATTCTATAATAGAAGCAGGTGCCGCTATAGTTGGACCTACAGTTAAAGGTCCTGTTAACATCCCTACTTTAGTATCTTCTTACCCTGAGTATGTTGCTGTATTTGGTGATATTTTAATAAGTGGTAGTGGTACCTACGCATACTTTACGTCAACAGCAGCTTATAACTACTTTAATAATGGTGGTTCTACTTTGTTAGTAAGTAGAGCAGTAGCAAATACCCACACAGGAGCCACCTCAAGTGTAACAGGTTCTCCTGCTAGTGCTTCATTTACTTTAAACACTATTGCCCAAGGTAATGATCAAAATAGTGCTACAACAGCAGCGACAGCAACCGGCTTATTCACTTCAGGTACTAGGTCTAATCTTAGATACGAAATTACTAGTGCTAATACAGGATCAGGAACCTTCTCAGTTGTTGTTAGAAGAGGAGACGATGATGATACTAATAAGATTATTCTTGAGCAATTCAATAATGTAACTCTTGATCCATTTGATAGCCAATTTATCGGTAAAGTAATCGGTACCCAAAATACCACAGTAGCCGGATCTGGAACTGAAGTTTACGTTAACGTAGAAGGTGATTACCCAAATAGAAGCAAGTATATTTTTGTTTCTGCTATTACTGAAACACCTAACTACTTAGATAGTGAAGGAAATGTAAGAGTTCAAGCATACACTGCTAGTATTCCTTCAAACAGCCTGTCTGGAACAGGTTCAGCAGGATTTGCTGGAGCAACTGGAACCCCGGGAACCACTCCTAAATTCGGAAAAGATATTTCAGATGACAACACTCAAGGTTTATCTGCAGATGATTTTACAGCTTCATTCTACTTATTGAATGACGAACAATTTAAGTACACGTCAATTTCAGCCCCAGGATTATGGTATTCAGGCTCTATGACATCTGCATTAGATATATTATTAACTAACTCAAAGAATAGAGGTGATAACATGGCTATAGTTGATATGGGGGATTATACCTCATCAATTGCTGAGGTAACTTCAAGAGCAACAGGTCTTAATAACTCATATGCCGCAACTTATTACCCATGGTTGCAAGCTAATGATCCTGCTACTGGAAGATTAAATTGGGCCCCCGCTTCTGCATTTATTTGTGGAGTATACGCTTATAATGACAAAGTAGGTGAGCCATGGTTCGCTCCGGCGGGATTAAATAGAGGTGCGTTACCTAACGTAGTAAGAACACAAAGAACATTAACTAAAGCTATGAGAGATACGCTTTATGAAGATAAAGTTAACCCAATCATCTCCTTCCCAGGGGCTGGAATAGTAGTATTTGGTCAGAAAACATTACAAACTAAAGCATCAGCATTAGATCGCGTTAATGTTAGAAGATTGTTAATTAACATAAAACAGTTCTTAGATACCCAATCTGGAAATGTAGTATTCGAATCAAACACACAAGCTACCAGAAATAATTTCTTAGCAATTGTGAATCCCTACCTCGAATCAGTCCAACAAAGACAAGGTTTATACGCGTTTAAGGTTGTTATGGATGAATCAATCAACACCCCAGCGGTGGTTGATAGGAATGAATTAGTAGGACAAGTTTACTTACAACCTACTAAAACAGCAGAATTTGTAATTTTGAATTTCAACATTCAACCAACTGGAGCTTCTTTCCCATCCTAATAACCTTGGATTAACATAAAAAATAGATTTTACAATATTTATCACCAAACACAACAACAATGGCAGTATTAGATTCAAACGACATTTTCTTTACAGCATTTGAACCCAAACAGCAACACCGGTTCATACTGTATTTAGATGGAGTTCCTAGCTACACAATAAAAAGTGTAAGCGCAGTCGGTCTTTCCCAACCCGCAATTACTATAAACTATATTAACGTTTATCGTAAAATAAAAGGTAAAACATCATGGAACCCTATTAGTTTAACACTTCATGATCCTATTACCCCATCGGGGGCACAAGCCGTAATGGAATGGGTAAGATTAGGACACGAATCTGTAACAGGTAGAGATGGTTACTCTGATTTTTACAAAAAAGATTTAACTCTTAATATACTAGGTCCCGTAGGTGATATAGTAAGTGAGTGGGTTATTAAAGGTGCTATTATTACTGAAGCAAGCTTTGGAGATTATAATTATGATAATACTGAAAACCCACAAGAAATTTCACTTACAGTTGATATGGACTACTGTGTGTTGAATTACTAATAAGAAGCCAAAAATATTGTATGAGAAAGAGCGCATTTTCGCGCTCTTTTTTTTTCTTTATATATTTATATCAAAACAAAGTTATTTACAATGAGTGATACACAATTTAATCTACCCACAGAGGTTATAGAATTACCATCAAAAGGTTTATTATACCCCAAAGGGCATCCTTTAGCAGAAGGAAAAATTGAAATAAAATATATGACTGCTAAAGAAGAAGACATTCTTACTAACCAAAATTACATTAAAAACGGAACTGTAATTGATAAGCTCCTTCAGTCATTGATTGTGACTAAATTTAGTTATAATGATTTACTAGTGGGTGATAAAAACGCAATTATGATTGCTGCACGTATTTTGGCATATGGTGGAAAGTATGAAGTTACATACGGTGGAACACAACAAGAAATTGATTTAGCTCTTTTAGAGAATAAAAACATAGATGAAAGTTTATTTAAAGAAGGCAAAAATGAATTTTCTTTTAAATTACCTCACACCGGAAACGAAATAACATTTAAGTTATTAACAGGTCATGATGAAAGAAAAATTGAAGCTGAATTAAAAGGACTTAAAAAAATTAGCAAAACAACTTCATCCGAAGTAACTACTAGATTATTTCATACTATTACATCGGTAAATGGGTCTGAAGAATCTAAAGATATTAGAGAATTTGTTAATAATTACTTTCTCGCTAAAGATGTTAGAGAATTCAGAAAATTTTACTCTCAAATAACCCCAGATGTAGACATGGATGTGTTATTAATGAGTGAAGACGGTGAAGATGAATCCGTTACACTTCCAATTGGCTTGAGTTTTTTTTGGCCTGACGCCTGATGCCGCACCCCTAATCAGGCAGAATTTATTTAATCAAATCCACGAAATAGTTTTTCACGGCCAAGGGGGGTATTCTTGGAATGATGTGTATAATATGCCTTCTTGGTTAAGGAAATTTACTTTTCATAAAATAAAAGACTATTATGATCAGCAAAATAACTCTAAGCAAGAAACAGCAACCCAAAGCTGGCTTCAGGGTTCAGCTAAAGAAGAAGCTCAAAAAAATTCTAAACAAAATCCATCATCAACATATTCTACTACAATGAAAAAAGCATCTAAATGATGCTTTTTCTTTTTGAATATTTATTATCATGGCGGAATTTGATAAAAATTTAAACCCTAAAAATTTAAGGGAAATAAATAAAGAGGCATCTAGGTTAAGGGAAGCTTTAGGTGGTGTAAGTATTGCCTTAGCAGATGCCGCTAAAAATGCTGCTAATGTAACTGGTGAAACTGCTAGTAGTTTTAAAACTTCCCAATCCCAATCAGATAGATTAGCTAGCAAACTTCAAAGTTTAACTAAAGACCAACTTAAAGGTTTAAGGAAAAATCAAGAGTTTAAAAAAGAACTTGTTAAATTAGATGCTGAAACCGCCGCCAGAGCTGCTAAAATAGCAACTCTTCAAGAGAATATAAACACTTTATATGAAAGTGGGGGTAGAGCAGCTCTTCAAGAAGCAGATGCCTTAGCTGGTGTTTTGGTTCAAATGCAAGAACAAAACAACATTGCTGAAGAAGTTAAAGGACAATTTGAAGAAATAGCAGCAACTACCGAAAAAATGGAAAGAGCTAATCCCTTTAAAGGATTATCAGAAATTACTCAATCCATCCCAATTGTAGGTAAAATCTTTAGTGGGATGTCGGGTGCTGCTGAAACATTTAATAAGGAGTTAGCAGAGTCAAATGATAAAATGAGTGCTTTAGGTAAAGCCTCTAAAGGAGTTGCTAAAGATCTTGCCAAAGGATTTATGGTTATGGTAGTTGATAATGCTGTTGAAGGGTTTAAAAGGTTTGATGAAGCTACAGTGTCATTAGAAAAAAATCTAAATGTAAGTACTCTTCAAGCAGCTAAACTTCAACAAAAGTTTATAGATATTGGCCAAGAAAATATAGGCCTTACAGCTACAGATTTAACATCTGCTTTAAATGATGCTAATGCTGCTTTAGGCACTACAGCTGATTTATCTGCTAGTACTTTAACTACATTTGCTACACTAACTAAACAATTAGGATTTTCAGCGGATGAAGCAGGTAATCTAAATAAATTTACATTAGCTACTGGTCAAAGTTTTGAAGATTTTACTAATGAAGCAATTGGTACTGTTGAGGTATTAAATGCTCAAAATGATACGGCGCTTGATTTTAAAGGTATATTAAAAGATATTAACCAAACTTCAAATTCCGTTAAATTTTCACTAGAAGCACAAGGATTTAGTTTAGCTAAATCAGCATTTGAAGCTAAAAAATTAGGATTTAGTTTAGACCAACTAGATGGGATTGCAGGTAGCCTATTAGATTTTGAACAATCTATTGCTAATGAATTAGAAGCAGAACTTTTACTTGGAAGAGATCTTAACTTAGAAAAAGCTAGACAAATGGCCTTAGATGGTGATTTGGTAGGGATGGCTAAAGAGATATCGAAACAGGGAATTACTGCTGCTAAATTTGGTAATATGAATCGTATCGAGCAAGAATCCATTGCTAAAGCAATGGGTATGTCTCGTGAATCAATGGCTGATATGTTTGTAGAACAAAGTGCATTAACTGCTTTGTCTAAAACTGAAGGTGCTAATTTAAATGAAAAACTTAAAAATGAGTTAAAGATAATTGATAACCTAAAAACTCAAGAAGAAAAAGAAAAAGCTTTAGCAGCATTAAAGAAAAAAACAGGTCAAGATGAACTAATTGCAAAATTAAAAGCCCAAACTGCAGAAGAAAAAGCCCGTGAAGGACAAATTGAAATGCAGGACCAGCTAATGAAGTCCTTTTCCCCTGAAGCATTTACGGGAATGAAAGACGCTATGGATAGTGTATCCAAATCTATCCCAGAATTAACAAGTGCGATTAAATATCTTACCATTGCTATAGGTGTTATGCAAGGTCTTTCATTTGTAAAAGACTCTGCCAAGTTCTTGAAAAATATGAAGGGTGGTGGTGGCGCTATAAAAAATTTGAACAAAGGTGTTAAGGGTCTCACAGGTTCATTAACAAATGCTGCTCAAGCCTCAGGAGGTATAGTTAGTAATTTAGATAATGCAGCAGCAGCTGCGGGCGCTAAAGGTGGAGGAGCTATTATGAAAGCAAGTGGTAAAAAGGTATATGGAGCAGCAGCCACATCAGCCGTAAAAGCTGGTTCTGCCTCAGCAGCAGGGGGTGCAGCTAAAAGTGGTGGATTATTTAGCAAAGTTATAGGAGGAGCTAAAAGCATAGCTGGTAAAGCCGGAGGTGCAATTTCAGGTGTAGCTGGTAAATTAAACCCTAAACAAGCAATTGGTAAATTTTTAAAAGGACCTAATATAGCAAAATTCCTTAAAAGGGTTCCTGGTTTAGGAATGGTTATAGGACCCGCAATAGAAGCCTACATGTTATCTCAAACTACTGGAAGAGGAGCCGACCCTAGAACGGTTGGTAATCAAGTTGTAAATGCTATTGGGGGTTTAGGGGGTGGGCTCTTAGGCTCAGTATTAGGAAGCTTCATCCCAGTACCAGGTGTAGGTACTTTTGTAGGAGGGGTTTTGGGAGATATGGCTGGAAGATATGTAGCGGATTTAATATCTAATAACGTAGACACCTCAGGCTTGGGAAAAATGGCAATCAATGCCTTTGGGGGAGATGAAAGCTCAGAACAAATAACTGGAGGTATAGAAGTTGCTTCTGATACCGCTGCGGATTTTATTTCTCGCCCAGGACAACCCATACAAAAATTTCGTCCTGATGATGTAATAATAGGAGGTACTAATCCTATGGGGGGTAATGACGGTCGTACTATAGAATTATTAGAACGCTTAGTAACAGCAGTAGAAAAAGGAGGAGTAATAAACATGGATGGGAATAAAGTAGGAACTATGTTAGGAATGGGATCCTATAAAACCCAATAATTTTATATATTTATAATAAATCAATTTTTAACCCAAAAATTTTAAACAATGGCAAACCCAGGACTTTTAGACAAATTATTAGATGGTGATTCTACATTAGGCACAAATGGACAAACCCCTCAAGTTAATACTGTAGCAGGTGAAAATGGAGTTGAAAATCTTCTTGGAGATTCTGTTTTAGATGCTAATGACGGAGCAACTCCTCCACAATACAAAAACAGTGCACCTGAGGGACAAGCAGGAAGAGTATAATGCCTTTAGTTGATATGACCTCAGACTTAACTTCCCTAAAATATGGGAAGGACAGGAGAGGGGGTGGATGGAGTGGACAACCCTACTTCACAAAAGACATCCCTGAACGGGCGGAGTCTATCAACTTTGCAAATAGTTTTTTAGGTAATGACTTTTTAATTAGAGGAGGGGTTCGTTCTGTAACTTCTGTACTTGAAGATGAGATTCGCCTAGGTAAATTTTTAAGTAGTTTTAAATCTCCTAATGGTTTACTTTTTACAACCAAACAAACATTACTTTCTAGACAAGCTCCTCTTACAGGTGCCTCCCCCGATAGATTTTACAATCCCTTAAGTCTTTTAGCTCAAACCGCAGTTAATCCTATAGGACTTCATTTTTCAAAGCAAGGAAAAAATCTCCGTATAGATGATAATGATAAGTATTTTAAAAAAACTAAAAATTCTTATAATACAGTAGGTACTAACAAATTACTATTATTATATGATACTAATTTAGTACCTTATTCTGATCCTTTAGCCCAATCCCCAGATGCAATAAATCAAAGTTTAGATTACGCATCCCAAACTGGAGACTTTGGAGCTTTTAAGACAGAACTAGCTAATGAAGATTCTGCTGCTAAAAGTTATATTCAAAATAAAGCTAGATTAGGAGTATTTGGCATATCTAGTAACCCCCAAATATTATTCCAATACCAAGGCGGCCCTAATGCTGCACCTGGTCAAAAATCAGTAGTTAGAAGGGTATTTGATACTAATGAAGGTTTAACTAGAAATAGATTATTTTCTTCTCAAAAAGAAAAAG